CCCCACAACCTTTGGAGAATGCTCTAAATATTGCTAAGACAATGGTAAAGAAGGCCCTAGATGCTTGTGGAGCAAAGAGTTATAAAGCTTTCATGGGTAAAGGTGCAAGCTTTCGAGTTGAACGTTCTACACTGCTTGAGTACAAAGGGAATAGATCAAAAAACCTGACGCCAATTTATAAGATGGAGGTAGCTGATTTTCTAGAACGAAAGTACAAAGCTGAGATCGTTTCAGGAATTGAGAGTGATGATGCGTGCACCATGGCAGCTTACAAACAACCCAATAAGTTTGTGGTCTGTGAGGATAAGGACTTCTGGAGCCAGCCTAACAAAGTATTCAACGTAAACAGTCCAGAACGCGGTATAGTGGATTGTGACAAGTGGGGTAGCCTATGGCGTGACTCAAAGGGAAAAGTGCGTGGTGAGGGTCGTATACACCTTCTGTGGCAGACAGCTAGTCAGGACGACATTGACAACTTTAAGGCTCATTGCTTTTCTGATCAGTCTTGGGGAGTGGTCAATGCCTACGAATGGCTTAAGGATTGCAAGGATGATAAAGAGGGATTCTTAAAGCTTAAGGAAATCTTCGACTATCTATACCCTGAACCGAAGGAAGTGGTTGGATGGCGTGGTGATAACCTTACCATTGACGCAAATTATGTCATGGACGAAATGTTTGACATGGCTCGGATGCTGCGGTATATTGGCGACGAGGTAGTCTGTTCTGAAGTGGTGGCTAAGTATGCAGCATAAAGAACCATGGGGACCGGGAACACCCTGGAAGAATTCTGTTGCGTGGTTCACGTACCTTAGAGGTTGTTTGAGAAAAGCTTGGTCTACTAACCCAATAAAATTAACTGTTTTAAAAAATGGACGAAAGCAAATTCCCAACCCTAACCCAAAAGGAAACAAACCTACTGTATGGGGATTTGACTGTGAAATGTGTGGTAATACCTATCCAATCAAAGAGGGTCAAATTGACCACAAGATACCGGCGGGAAGTTTACAAAAGACAGAAGATATTCCAGGCTTTGTGATGCGTCTGCTATATATTAGGGAAGAGGACCTAAGACTTATTTGCAAAGGTTGTAACTCTGCATTAGCATATGCAGACAAAAACAAAATTAGCTTTGAAGAAGCCTTGATTGCTAAACAGATTATTGAGATTTGTAAGAACGGTAAAGAGAAAGCTTGGTTAGCTGAGAGGGGTGTTTCACCAGCAGCTAACGCTAAGCTTAGAAAGCAACAAGTGAAGGAGATATTAGAGAATGAGATATAACTTCGCAAGAGATGACGATGGGCATTGGTTTCTAATCCCTACAGAACTTAACGCAGAATTCTATAAACTTCTTGAAGAAGGTGAAGACGATCTTTGGACTGAGTTCAATAACAAGTTCGAAAAGTATACTAGTAATAATCCTTGCAGCTATACTTTTGAGAATCCAGAATGAGTAAGATAATTCAACTTCCCACACCACATAAAGTTGACTTGAAGAATCTCGATAAAGAGCAGATTAAGTTTTATAAAGATTCAATGATTAATCTTCTAAATTGCTGGGATACTTTGACGCCAGAAAAACAATATCAGATGTTTGAGAACGTCGTTGGTTATTCGTTTAGTCAACTGGATACGATTGTTAAATTGCAGAAGATGTTAGAGGAGAAGTTTAAATGAAGAAAGTTTATGTAGTGACTAACTCAGAGCTTGGCTGGGATTGCGTGGTAGGTGTATTTGACGGCGACGTAATCACAGAAGAAGAACTTGAAGAACGTTTCCAAGGGTGTTATATTGACGAACGCGATATTGAAATTAATCTAGAGAAATGGGATTAAGGGGAATAACTTGGAAGCTTGGAAAGTAGAAGCAATCGACCTACATGAAACGGGTGAATACTCTTGGCGTGAGATCGCTAAGCAACTTGGGAGGAGCAAGTCTACTGTATCAGATTATCTTCGTAAGTATATTCGCCAACAAGATGTTTACAATCAGAAGGAGGAATATAAAGGTCCAAAGATTCTATTTCTGGATATTGAGCTTAAACCAATCCTAGCTCAAGTATGGGCTCTATGGGATCAGAACGTAGGATTGAATCAGATTCAAGAAGATTGGAGCATCCTTTCATTCTGCGCTAAATGGAAACATAGCGATGAAGTGATTTACCATGACTTGTCTGGTCAAGCTGACTTTGAAGATGATTACAAGCTACTAGAGAAGTTGTGGGATTTGCTGAATGAAGCTGATGTGGTTGTAGGCCAGAACAGTAAGCGTTTTGATGTGAAGAAGATCAATGCTCGCCTAGTATTGAACGGTTTCCCTAAGCCTTCTACCTTCCGGCAAATTGACACACTGATCATAGCTAAGCAACAGTTCGGATTCACCAGTAATAAACTTGCCTATATGACAGATAAGCTTTGCACCAAGTATAAGAAGCTTGATCACGGTAAGTTTGCCGGTCATCTTCTCTGGTCCGAATGCATGAAGGGGAATGCAGAAGCTTGGGCAGAAATGAAAGAGTACAATATCTTAGACGTATTGAGTCTTGAAGAGCTTTATGATATTCTAAGCTCATGGGACAACTCACTGCCTAACTTTGATGTTTACGTTGATGAGATTCTTGATATGGATGAGTGGGAGAAGGATGGATTCCACTACACTAACCTCGGCAAGTATCAGCGCTATCGTAATAAAAAGACTGGAATCCAGCGTCGTAGCCGTGTAAACTTGCTCTCGAAAGAGAAGCGTGAGAATCTTCTTTCTAATATTGTTTGACATCAAAACCAATTCATGAAATACTAAGCTCAGTCAATCAAGGCTGAGCTTCATTAAGGAGAACAAATTGTCTTTCAACGTAAAAGATTCATATGATAGCACTGTAGACTTCAACCTAGTGGCTGGTAATCGTTATGTCCATTTTGACGATATCACTTTCTTGCAAACCGTTAAGAAGCAAGTAGCCCTTATCTCAGAAGAGTGCAAGGAACTAGAAGAGGCTGTCAAAGTCGAAGATTGGGTTGAAGTCTTAGATGCCGTTGCTGACATTAGGGTAGTTACCGATTGGCTACAAGAGCTTCTATACCAAGCTGGCTTTGATGTAGAATCTGCCATGCAACAAGTGGCTGAGAATAACCTATCCAAACTCTTTAAGACCTATAGTGAAGCACTTGCTACCAAAGAGTTTTACGAAGAAGAAAAAGGATTGAGTGTTTACGTTGAATCTAAATTTTATCAAGGTAAAGATTGGTTTGTTGTGAAGAACGCTGAAACGTCAAAGATTCTTAAACCAAAGAACTTTGTTCCCGTTGATCTAACAAGTTGTGTACCGGAGGTTTAAGATGAGTATCAAATCGATTCCTAATGCAGCTTCCCGTTTTAAAACAATTTATATCGCTGGCCCTATGACTGGTTATAAAGACCTAAACTTCCCAGCCTTCGACAAAGCTGCCGATGAGTTTCGTTTAAATGGTTGGACCGTACTGAACCCTGCTGACCATGGTGTTATTGATGGAGCTACTTGGGAAGATTATCTCCGCTTCGATATTACAAAGCTAATTCAGTGTGACAGCATTTACATGCTTGAAGGTTGGCAAGACTCTAAAGGAGCTCAGCTTGAGTATCTTATTGCTGAACGACTCGAAATGAATATTCTTTATCAACAACGATTTGTGGAGGTGGCGTGATGGGTCGTAAGTTTCGTGTCGATAGGCTTGATAAAGAAGATTCCAACTATGTTGAAGAGTTGGATAGCTATGTAGGTAAAGTTTTAGAACTTAACAGTGAAATCGGTACTGAAAAACACGTGGTACCTTTGTATACTCCATGTAAAGAGGATTGGTGGTATTTCAACAAAGATTGGGTCACAGAGGTAACTGAAGAAAACGAAACGCTAAATCTAGTGACAAAAGATGTATCTCCCCTAGAAAAACAAGTCTCTGGAACTCACTACAAAGACTGCGGTATTCAACCAATCGAATACATCCATGCTAATGGTTTGAATTACTTTGAAGGGAATGCTGTCAAATACATCACACGTCATCGGAAGAAGAACGGGAAAGCCGATATTGAAAAGGCCATTCACTATCTTGAACTGATGCTTGAGCTTGAATACAAGGAGTACAAATGATCTTATTTACGGCAAATTGGTGCAGCCAATGTGGTAACGTAAAGAAAACATTAGATGCTAAAGATTGCGTTTACGAGACAGTTGATGTAGACTCAGTCAACGGAATGGAGCTAGCAGCAAAGCACTGCATTCGTTCACTTCCATCAGCGTTGATTGACGGTAATGTTGTATCTGGTGCTCAGAATATTTTGAAAGCGATTTAAGGAGAGAGAATTGTTTGACTTTATTAAGGCTCGTGTTATTGGCGTGACTCAACCAGTGGTAGACTTCATTCCAGACAGCGAGGGTATTCTTAGCTACGCAGCACGAGTCAGCAACCCTAGCAATCAGGAGAATTTTGACACTGCAACTAAGCTGCTTAAATACTGCGTAGATCATAAACATTATTCTGTGTTTGAGACCTGTAACATTACAATGGAGATTGAAGCACCACGAGATATTGCTCGACAGATTCTAAGGCATCGCAGTTTCAGCTTCCAAGAGTTCAGTCAGCGTTATGCAGAATCTACAGATTTTATTACCCGTGAAGCCCGTAAGCAAGATACTAAGAATCGCCAGAACAGTTTGGAAGTTGAAGATAAAGAGCTTGATGATTGGTGGAGAGGTGTTCAAGAAGCTTACCTAGCCTATTCTAAGGTGGTGTATAAATGGGCTCTTGATGCAGGTATCGCTAAAGAAGTTGCTCGTGTAGTGTTGCCGGAAGGGCTGACTATGAGTAAGATGTACATGAACGGGACAGTTCGTAGCTGGCTGCACTATGTTGACGTTCGTGATGACCTAGGTGTGACTCAGAAAGAACATGTTGATGTAGCTCGGAAAGCTAAAGTTGAAATTGTAAAGCACTTTCCTTTTCTTGAAGGTTTGATGAATAAGGAGTAAATAAAATGCCAGTCTTCACCAATGCGGAAGAGTATCCTATTTCCCAATGGCTGTATGACGTTGTTGATTTGATTAAGATCAAAGAGATGATTAGCCGTAAAGAAGCTCAGAATCGTTTCTTTGACAATGCAGAAGAATACCTTGCATACTACTGGCTGTGCTTAACTCCAGAAGATGCTTTTAAAACGTTTTGGAAAGAAGGAGTAAAGCTGTAATGGTTGACTACGATAAAGAAAACAGTGGCGTACCCTATCACCTAAGCCTCAGTGATCTATACCTTATTGACAATTTCAAAGAAGTGTTTGATAGTCTTCCACGAAATCCTGTACATTGGCCTGATGGTAAAGACAAAGAGTTTGTACTAAAAACTCTGTTCGAGAATGGAATGATCCCTCAGAATATTGAGGTAAGTGAGCCTGTGCAGCACCGTAATCTGCGGAATGAAGTTGTGCTGTGTAGTCGTATTGAAGCGTACGAGCGATGTGATGAAGCTTGGCTGCGAAGTGGTTGTGCAAGTTTGAATGCTGTGATTGCAGGTTGCCGAGATGCAAGTCTCCGGGCAGAACTAAAAGCTCACAGTCGTACAAGTTGCGATAAGAGTACAGAAGATATGCTAGAACGGGCTGCTCATAGTGAGGCTCGGAAAGTGGCAATGAACGTTAAGGAGGATTAAGTGGAAGAGGATAAAGTAACAGATTATCTTGGTATCGTTATTGACTATAACCGAGACAATAACCTACCGGAGCAAGGTAAGGCCATGTTAACCCGTAAGGGTTTCTATAAGAAAGACTACGAGAATAGTCCACAAGAAAGCTTTGCTCGTGCTGCCACTTGTTACAGCTTTGGTGATTACGACTTTGCACAGCGTATCTACGATGCAGCCAGTAAGCAGTGGTTTACCTTTGCAAGCCCTGTGCTAAGCAATGCTGTAGATGTTAATTGGCCCAACTTCGAGAAAGATCAATTTGAAGATGCCGGTGAGTGGCTAGAAGAAAATGTTGTAGCTGATGGTATGCCCATCTCTTGCTTCTTGGTCAAAGTACCTGATAGCAAGAAAGGTCTTGTAGAGGCCCGGAGCGAGTCTGAGTGGCTTTCTATGATGGGTGGTGGTGTAGGGGTCTGGTTTGCTAACCGTGCTCCTGATGAGAAGTCTACGGGTGTTATGGCTCATGCTGCTGGATATGATGCTGATACTCTAGCCTACAAACAAACTAAATCACGTCGTGGTTCA